TCGCTCCGGTACTGCCAAGACGATGCCCCCGCGAAACCGTATTGACTCTGCGCGGAGATGCTATTACCAACGGCAAGAGTCATCATCTGCGAGGCAAGACCCCCGCCCCCCTCCGTAATGGCGCGGGATAGGGGAGTGACAGGAACACAACCGATTTTGTTAGCAATGGTCATTGTGGCGCGCTCCTTAGTTTCCGACCCAGGCGCCGTTCAGGCGCTTGGCAATGCAGCCGGTGCCGCCGCCTGCTACCGGGTTGGCGGTGGTGCCGTCCGAGCAGTAGATGATCGAGCCGGCGACGGCATCGCTGGGGAGGTTGGCGAAGGTGTAAGTGACGTCTGTCTGCTTGCCGAGGAAGCCGACGACTTTGCTGGCCACGCCAGAAATCAGGTTCCCATGAATGGCGTTATTGTTGACCGCCGGGGCGAACCCGCCGTGGATGCCGATACTGCTGGCCGACGAGTTGCCGCTGACCTGATTCCCGGAAACGTTCACATTGCCGGGGGTGTTGACTCCATCCGAAGCAAGCCTGACAGCGCTCGCGCTGGCGAATTGCACGCCAATCTGATTCCCCAGCACCGCGCCTCCGCCGACATTGCCTCGCAGGTATACGCCGTTCGCCCGCGGCGCCAATTGGTTCCCCACGATGGTGAACTGCGCGATGGAAGTGCCGGCATTCTGCGTGTCCATGTGGATGCTGTTGTTTTGGAACTCCATCGAGCACCCGATGATCTGCGTGTCCACGATATAGGTGGCGCCGATGCGGGGGATTAGTGAATACCCGTGATCGAATCCGAGGATCTTGACGCCCACCAACTTCAGGCCGCCCGCGCCGACGTGCTGGATCGCGCGCGTGCCCGATGTCGAGTCGCTGCCGGTACGGTAGATCAGCACCCCCTCGCCGATGATGCTGTCCCCGCCGTCGAAATTCTGCGTATTGTCGACGCGGATGCCGATATAGGCATCAGAAATCACCGTGTCGCGGATGCTCCAAAATCCCGCGTTTGCCATGTCGATCCCGACATATTGGCCGTCCACCTTGATGTTGAAGATGCGGGTTTGAGACGACGCGCTGGCCGCCGAAATGCCCTCGACCTTGATGCCAGCGCCGGCGGTCTTGGCCACGCCCGCCTTGATGTGAATGCCGTGGATCTGCAGCGTGCCCGAGTACGGAACGCGGATGCCATTTTGCGTCGCGTTTAGCAAGGTGAGCGTGGTGCATTCCACGCCATCGCCGAAAAGCACGCCATTGAACAGCACCACCAGTTCCGAGCTGATGCGGTAATGCCCGAACGGGAAGTGCAGGCGTGTCGCGTCCTTGACCAGGGAAATGCTCTGCGCGTTGATCGCCCGCTGAATCGCCGCGGTGTGATCGAGCAGCGGGGCGGCCAGTTGCGTGTCAGCGACTTCGCCGGCCGTCATAAAGTCGCGAACTGAAACCGTGTCGCGCGCCTTGCGATCCAGCGAGGTCGGCACCGCCGCCGTGCCGGACTGCTGCCACCCCACCAACGCAGCACCCTTGCCTGCGCTGGCGCTGGCCATATCTCCGCGCAGAGTCAGGTCCGCTGCGGGCGGCGAATCGGCCAGGGTCGGGTTACCATCGGCGCCGGTCACCACGTAACGGTTGGGCGTGTTGCCGATCGGCTGCACGCCGGTTGCCGTGTCCGCCACGCGCAGGCTGCGTTCCTGCCCTTCGGAAATCTGCTGAACCTGCTGCTCGATCGCGTCGAGCGCGTCCTCGAACACCTGTGGATTGAACTGGCCCTGATTGGTGATGTCGGTGTCCTGCTGGTACGGAACCGTTCGCAGCACCAGCAAGGTCTTTCCCAGGGCTGGCGCGGCGAGCATCGTCACCACCGTTTGCCGGTTGCGCACGCCCACGTTGGTCAACGTGTAGTCGGTGCGCAGTGTCGCCGCCAGCGTCGCGTCGTCGCGCTCGTACACCGCAATGTGCGACGCAGAGAAGGCGCGGGGGCCGGTGAATACGGTGGTGACGCCGTTGCCGGCGTACTCCTTGCGGCGATCGTTGGCGGAAATGGTCACGGGTCAGGCGCTCCAAAAAGAAAAGCCCCGCACTAAGGCGAGGACTGGGGGTTTCATGGGCCAGGGGTTATTGCTGTTCGCGCTTGCCGGTCGCGACAGCGGCAGCGAACTCGGGCACGGAGTCGGGATCTTCCTCGCCCTCGAAGTAGCGCCACAGGTAGTCCACGTGCTTCCAAGGGCCGGCCAGCGGCAGGCCGAAGGTGTAGCCCACCGCGTTCACGGCATCGCGCGCGGCCTTGCGCGCTTCGGGTGCATCGCCTTGCGCGGTCTTTTCCGCGTCGTCCCACAGCTTGCCAAGCGAGTCCATCGCCGACTGCGCCGGGCTGATGCGGTAGGCGCCCTTTTGCGTGCCGAGCTTGTTCGGCAGGAAGTCGCGCAGGATCGGCACGCCGTAGAACTGATACGCGAGCACGCGCAAGCCGTAGTACGCCGCCAGGTTGTCGTCGTCGTCGGGCCCATCGCTCTGCCCGATCGCCTGGGAGATCAACTCCTCCAGGATCACCGGCACCACCGACAGGCACGCGAAGCGAGCCGACAGCAGGGGCAACTCGGCGAAGAACTGCCCGGGCCCACCCTGCAGCGACTTGCCCACGTCGCGGCCGAGCGTCATCTGCCGGTTGAAGTAGGCATTGGCGTAGCTGTAGAACATGGTGAACAGCTCGACGCCCGGGATGTTGCCCTCGATGAGCGCCTGATCCTTGGCACCGCCGGCACCCTGCGAGGCGATCATCACGTCATCAGCCGCGGCCACCGCGGCATCGCCGGTCAGGCCCTGCTGTAGCGCGCCCTCATGCGCGGCCAGCCAGGTCGGGATGTCGACCAGGTAGCCCTGCGCGTAGCGGATCACCGCGAAGGCGTGGAAGCGGAAGGCGTCGTAAGCGCGCCCGACCTTGGCCCCCGCGCCCTGCGCCATGCGGCCGGCGAGGTATTGCTGGTACAGGTTGCGCACGTCGGCGTCGACGGTATCCAGACGGTGGCGCATTTCGCCCGAGAGCGAGCGCACCGCCTGCACCGAGGCGCCGCGGCCGCGCAGCATTTCCAGGTAGCCCTTGGCCAGGATCTTCGGTGCCTTGATGCCGTAGCGCGCGGTCAGCACTTCGAGCGCGGTCGAGAAGCCCAGCACCTGCTTGATGCCGGTGGCCACGCTGTAGCCCATCGCCATCACGCCCACATGCCGGCGCAAGCCGTGCGAGAAGCCGGCCACCGCCTTCATGGTGCCGGCGAACTGATACACCTGATCGGTCGCGACGTGCTTCAGCTTGTCGTTGAGGAAGCGCGAGGCTTCCGGGCCGAGGGTTTCATGCAGCGCGGCGATGACTTCCGGCTGCTTGAGCAGCTTGCGCATGCCGATCAGTGTTTCCCGGTGGGTGAGATCCTTCAGCACGTTGGACAGGTGCGCGGGAATGCCGGCCAGGTCGAGCTTCAGGGGGATGCGCGCCTGGTCGACGCGGCTCTTGGTATGGCCCTGCGCCGGCAGCGCGGTCATCGCCATAGGGTCGAATAGCGACTCGTCGGCCTTGCCAAACACGCCCTCCCACTGCACCGAATCCTTGTCGTACATCACCGGGTAATACCCGCCGCGCAGCGTGCCCCACGGGGTTTGCACCGGGAGCGCGTCGATCTTGGGCGGAGCGATACCGTTCAGGCGCTTGTGCTGCTCGGCGATCTGCGGCCACAGGCTTTCCAGCGTGTCCCACACCGATTGCACGAACTGCCAGTCGGCCCGCCCCATCTTCTGCATGATCTCGGTCATCTGCACATCGCCCCAGCCCATGCCGTCGCGCAGGCGCTGCAGGTTGGAGGCGTTGCCGGTGTTGAGCGCTGCGGCGAGGATGTCGGCTTTCGTCAGGTTCTGATTGAGCGAGGCGATCCAGATCGGAGCGGTCAGGTCCTGGCCCTTCAGGTGCTCGTCGAACAGGCCGATCACCTTCTGGCCGTAGTCGGCCATCGCGTCCAGGTAGGCCGCCTGCGCGCGATCGAGCGGGCGCACGATCAGGCGATGGAACGCGCCCTCGACGTTGCCCTCGCCGTCGACCCAATGCGCGAGCGTGCGCAGTCGCAGCAGCACCGCGCCGAGGAACCGCGCGCCCTTCTTGGTCACTTCCACCGGCGTGTTGCGCAGGGTGTTGGAAATGGGCGGCGGGCCGCGATGCTCCAGCCCCGTCAGGATTGCGGCCGACAGGTTGCCGGCCTCGACTTCCAGCTGCAGCTTGTCGCCGGCCAGGCGGATCTCGTTGGCTTCCTTCGCTTGGTGCTCCAGCTGCTTGACGATCTCCACCGCCGCGCCGAGCTCGCCCACCGTCAACTCGCGGTAATGGGTCAGGCGCGCGGATTCGATCGTGGCCAGCACCTTCGGGTCGACCTGCGGCTCGACGCCTTGCGCGAGCATGCGGTCGTACCACTGCCGCAAGGTGGCGGCGCGCTCGCGCGCCTTGTCCGACTGCGGACGGAAGGAATACGCGGCCAGCACGCCGTCGATCATCTCCAGCAGGTCGCCGCCGGCCTTGCCGATGCGCTGGCGCGTGCTCGGCTTGTCGAACTTGCGGGCGTAGTCGACGTGCGATTCGACCTGATCCAGCGCCGCGCGGGCCTCGCTGTAGAGCACGGCCTGCACCGCCTGGTCGCGCTTGAACTTCAGCGCTTCCGCATAGTCGCCCTTTGCCGCGGCCTTCGTCGCTTCCCGGGCGGCCTTGCGCTCGGCCGCCAGGTAGGCATTCGGGAGCAGGCGCTTGATCGCCACGCCGGCAATCTGCCGCTGCGCGAACAGGCGGATGGCCCGGGCCTTCGGCACCGGTTGCCCGGCGAGCTTGGCCAGCAGGTCTAGCTCGAACTGCAGCGCCTTCACCCGCGCGGAATTGTGCACGGCACGCTCGGCCAATTCCGGCAGCGAGCCATCGGTCAGCGGGTCCGGGTGACGCTCGCGCATGCGGGCATCGGTTTCGGCGTCGACGCGCGCGATGCGCTCCTTTACCGTGGCCAGCCCCTGCACCAGCGCGTCACCGGACGGCAGGCCCAGCATCGCGGCCGCGGTGTCGGGATGCACGCCGCCCTTGACGGCATAGACGCCCAGCGGCTTCAGGCGGCCCTGTACGTAGTCCTTCGCGTAGGTGGCCAGCAGTGCGTCGCGGTCCAGCTTCAGGCCCGCGAGCGCCGGGGCCAGCCCCTCGACCTTGCGACCGGCCAGCACGCGCCACGCGCGCACCATCGGCTCGGCTTCGAACTCGTCGGCGACCTCGGTGCGGACCTTCGCCCGCTCCTCCTTCCACCACGCTTGCGCCTCGCGCTGGTACGCCTTGTGCAGCTTGGCGAACACCTCGGCCTTGCCTTCCTCGCTGGCCGCTTCGAGCATCGCCTGGTAGTCGGCCCACTGCGTTTCGGTCAGGCCCAGGCCCTTGAACTCGGACGCGGCCACCAGCGGGCCGATGCCCTGGCGCTGCTCGACCAGTTCGATCTCCTCGTCCGTCGCCAGCAGGCGATCGAACACGCCGCGCACCTCGGGCGTGAGCTTCACGTCCAACTGCGACAACGCCTTGTAGACCGCCAGCATCCACGACTTGAAGCGCGCGAACGCGGAGGCTAGCTCGACGCTCGGCGCCTTGCCCTCGGCCAAGTAGAGTTCAAACCCGCGCGCAATCTGCTCGTGCATCGGGCGCTTTTCGTCCAGCGACATCGACGCCCATTTCGCGGCGCGTGCCTCGGGCGTGCCGCCTTCGACCTTCGACCACTGCAGCAGCGCATCGAAGTCACCGGCGAGCGCCGGCGTATCGGCAGCCAGGTCGGCCAGCACTTCGAGGAAGAAGTGCCCCGACTCGTGCAGGAACGTCGACAGGTCGGCGCCTTCGAGCAGCGTGATCGACATGCGGTGGTCGGGCGCGATGCCGATGGAACCGCGGGGCACAGAAGCAGAAACCCCGCCGGCGGCGGGGTTTTGGTTTAGGGTGTTTCGACTCGCGCCTTGGCGTTTCGATTCAGATTGTCGATGATCGCCTGCGCCCACTTCGGGGTCGGTCGATCGTCCATCGAAAGCGGCATAGAGGGCTTCGTCGATGGCACCGTTGGCGCGGGCTTCTTCGAGAGCGGCGCGGAAGACTGACTCGGCTTCATTCTGGCTTACCTCGGGCACGGCGCCGATCGGCATACGCTCGGCTTTTCCTGCCTCTCCGTCGTTGTTTATTGCGACAATTCCAACTCGGGCGTCATCAGCATACTCCAGGGCCAACGCCTTGACCACTTGGGTCGCCTTGGCATGTGCCTCGGCCAGCACGGAGACGGGCACGGGGCGCCCGCTACGGATGGCGCGCCCGATGGCACTGGCCGCCGAGCTTTTCGGAGAGCGGTAGACGTAGGCAATTCGCACGTCCCTGCCGCTGGCCAGCGCTGCCTCGATGTCAGCCCGCGCCCGCGTCAGATTGGAGAGCGTCCCGTCATAGATCACGTCCGCATTGCTGTCGCCCAGCACGTCCTGCACGGCAGTGGACTTGCCGGAACCGCCACCGCCCGCCGTGAACATCACAGCGCGGTCGCGGCCTTCGGACACTGGCTTCGCCAGCATCCGCAGAAACCTCGCCTTCGTCCAGGTCGAGGCCGCCTTATGGATGAGGGAGGACAGCGTGCGATCGGCCCGATACTCGGGCGACAACTCCCGCACCAGGTCGGTGTCTAGTCTCCGTCCACCTTCTGTTGCAGGCAGCGCGTCGTATTCGGCATCGAGCTGTTCGTCGGCCCGACCGCCGAAGTCCAGTTCGCGTGCTCCCTGATCCAGCGTTTCCGGGAACAGGCGATCGGCAATCTCCTGATTCGAGAGCTTCGCCAGATCCTCATTGCTCACATCGCCGAACGCCTCGGCGATGGCGCCCTGCAGGTTCAGCACGTCGTTGCGCTTGTCGACCAGCGCGCGGTTCTCGCGGGCGCTGGAGTACACCGGCTTGCCGCCGATGTCCTGATCCAGCAGTTCCAGGAAGTCGGACAGGTCGGCCTCGGGCGAGAGATAACCCGCCTCGGCTGCGGCCTCGCGCGCACGGTCCAGCCCAGGCGCATGCGCGTCGTCAGAACGGAACAGGCGACGCTGCCCGCCGCGTCCGACACGTTCCGACTCGGCCAGGCGACGGATCTCGCCCTCCATGCCATCGGCCGCGCCGATGCCCTTTTCGCGCAGGAACTCGATCAGCGAGGGACCGAACGCATCGGCCTCGCTCGGCATCTGCCCGGCGCGTGCGGCGGTCAGCGCGGAGTCGAGGTCAGCGGTCAGGGTGTTGGGCTTCTGCCTCAGGATGTCGGGCTTGCTGCCACGAATGCGCAGCGCGTAGCGGTCGTACAGCGCGCCCGCGTCCTGCCCGGTGCGCTGGCCCAGCGTGCGGAATACCGCGGCGTACAGCTTCGCCTGGCGCTCGGCATCGGCCGGGGCGTAGCGGTTGGTCGCCTGCAGCTGGCCCAGCACGTCCTGCCGGATGCGCTCGATGGTGTCGCCGTCCTCGGGCTTCGCGCGCTCGGCCGCGGCGTCGGTATTGCCGAACGTCGCGGCCATATCCTCCTCGGCCTTGCCGGCGTCGAGGTCGGCGGCGGAGTAATCCTCGGGGTGCAGGCGGACGTGCTTGGCGATCTCGGCCGCGTTGGGCAGCTGCGCGATGCGGCTGGCGTAGAGCGCCATCGGGATCACGACGTCGCCGCCGCTGGCTTCGGCCACGGCCAGCGCATCGGCGGAGCCCAGGATCTCGCCCAGGGCCTGGTCGGCGCTCATGCGCTCGGACTGAAACAGCGTGCGCGCCTGGTCGGGCGCCAGGTAGACGTTGCCGCCGCCCACGTGATCGACGAAGGTGGCCAGCGTCTGCGGGCTCAACTTGCCCAGCTTCAGGTTCGCCGCGGCTTCGGTGATCGCGGCCACGCGGCTCGCGTTGTCGCCGCTGCGCAATGCCTGCGTGATGTTGCTGGACACCTGGCGCGACTGCTTCACGTCACGCTCGCCGGCCACGGCCTCGATCGCGCCGCTGCCGACCTTCTCGCCCACGCCAAAGCCCAGGCCCAGCGCGGCCGCGTCGATCAGCTGCGAAACCTTATCGGCCAGCGGCGTCTTGCGCCCGCGCGCCAGGTCGTCAAATTCGTTTTGCCCCCACTGCGTCAGCCCTTCGGTGCCGGCCTCGGTTAGCGGGCCGGTGACCAACGCGCGCACGCCCGGCTTCATCGCCGCTTCCAAGCCGGTACTGCCCAGCGCTGACTCGACGAATCCCGACTCGATCGCCGCCGGTGCCGCACGCGAACGGTCGACGCCATCGGCGCGCAGGTCGGCATACGTCTGCGCACCGGTCGTGCCGCCCATCAGGGCGCCGCCGATCTCCGGGTTACGCGCGGCCACGGCCAGCGCGATTGCCGGCGCCGACTGCGTGCCCTGGTTGCCGTAGTAGGCGAACAGCTGCTCGATCGCCTGGTTCGGATTGCGCAGGAAGTCGCCGAACGCCGGGCGCTTGCCGATCGCCTCCGCCTTGGCCTGCTGATCCTTGCCGATCTCGCGCACCGCGCCCAGCGACTGCTCGGCCTGCGACTGGAAGCCCAGCGGATCGCCGAACGGGTTTTCGCCACGGTCGTCGGTGATGTGCAGCGCCGCGGTCAGATCGCGCACGGGCCGCTGCGTGGTCTGATCCAGCGTATCGGTGATGGTGTGCCACAGCGATGCCAGCGTGGACGTATCGCCCAGCTTGAACGCCTCCCCCACGCCGGCCCGCTCCAGGCCGCGCATCGGCGCGTTGAAGATCGAGCCATGCCAGCCGGCCAGCACGCGACCGAGCACGCCCAGCTTGTCCTCCTCGCCCTTGGCGAGCGTGGCGTTCTGCGGGTCCTGCAGGAACGTGCCGACCTTCGGTTGCGCCTTGGCCAACGCGGTCAGCCGGTCGAGCCGGTCCTGCTCGTCGTAATGCGGCAGATCCTGCGCCACGGCCAGCGGCGGCACGCCACGAATCTGCGCCAGGCGCTGCGCCTTGGCCATATCGTCGGGCGAGACGGCCGGAGCGGTCAGCGCCGTTTCGCGGGTGCGCTGCGCGAAGTGTTCCGAAAGCAGGTCGATGTCGTCGCGGTCGGTCACTGATTACCCCGGTTGAGCAGCACGCTCGCCGCTTCGATGATTTGACTTTCACTCGGCGCAGCCACGCCCATGCCGATCAGTCCGCGGCGGGCGCGGTCGCGCTCGTCGGACGTGAGCTTCAGCGAGAAGCGCGAATACGACTCGGCGCGTTCCTTGGCGGTGTCGCCGTCATTGAGGAAGCGACGCGTGACCGAACCGACCAGCGCGCGGTCCTGCTCGGGCGTCGGATACACGCCCTTGTTGGTGTCGCGGAACACCTGCCGCGCCTGCGCAATGGCGAGCCCGAACGCCGCCGCCTTTTCCTTGTCGCCGCTGCCGGTATAGCCGAGCGTGGCCAGCCCTTCCTTCACCAGCCCCGCCTCGATCTTGCGCTGGTTTAGCGCGGCCTCGCGCTTCTTCGGATCGTTGGCGTCGGCCCAGTCGCCTTGCAGTCGCGCCAGGTCGCCGGTGTCCAGTTCGCCCGCGGCCTTCTCGATCGCCAGCTTGGTCGCCGGCTTGGCGAACTCGACCGGATCGGTGACGCGCAGGCGCGCAAAGCGGTCGTAGGTGATCGGGTTGGTTTTGACCAGCGTGCCCGTGCGCTTGGCGTCCATTTCCGCGTTGAGGGTGCCCAGCCAGCCCTGCTTTTCGGCCTCGGCGTAATCGGCGCCCAGCACCTTGCGCAGCGGTGCGGAGCCATCGTCAGCCCCGATCTTGGCGCGCATGCCCTCCAGCGCCACGCGCTCGCGGTCGGTGCGGTCGGCCTCCATGACGGACCACTGCGAGCGGACGTGCTGCTCGACCGCCCGGCGCTTGCGCGGGTCGGTGATCGCCTTGGTGCGTTCCAGCGCCTCGCCCAGCGTGGTCGCCGCGGCATAGGCGACGGGCTCGCCGCCGCGCTTCGCGTCCGGCGGCAGTTCGGCGTGAATGTGCGGGCCGGTGCCGGTCTTGCCGTCGCGCTCGTCGATGACCTCGAACCCGTGCCGCTTCAGGTCCGCGATCAGCGCATCGCCTTCGGCCTTCGTCTTGCCCTGCACGCTGAAGTCGGCCGCTGTGCCCTTCGGATGCTGCGATCGAGCACCGGCGCCGATGGCCAGCACCGGCCGCTTCGTGCTGGAAATGTCGAAGCCGTGCGTGTCGGCCAGCCCGCGAAAATCCTTTTGCACCGACACCGGATCGTTGGCCGAGCGCGCGGCGATGTTGCCGTCGTGGCCGGTCGACACCTGCCCGCCGTTGACGATCGCCGTGGCCAGGGTGTCGGCCTCGCCATCGTCGGCGATCGGACGCAGCACGCCCTCGACCTTGATGCGGTCCTCCGGTAGCAGCGCGTTGCGGTGCTGGCTCAGGTAGTCCTCGGCCGTCGCATAGTCGCGGTCGACCAGTGAGGCCAGCACCTGCATGTGGTAGCCGGACGTCATCGCCTGCGCGTTGACCCGCTGCACGGCTTCCGACTGGCCATCGGCCAGGTCCGACAGCTGCTGCATGTGCAGCGCCTCGGCCAGGCGCGCGGTGCCGGTGGCTTCGTCGCCATCCAGCGCCGCGGTGACGCCCGTGGCCACCACGCTCGACAGGCTCGCCTTGCGGTCGGCCGCTTCCCACTGCCGGTATTCGCCGCCGGCATAGTTCTGCACGCGACCCAGGATCGACTCGCGCGAGGCCAGTGCGATCTGATCGAAGCGCGCCCGCTGGTCGGGGGTGAGGCGGCCGGCGATCTCGCCGGCCTTGGTGTCGAAGTCGGCGCCGACCTTGCTGCCGGCCTCCAGTGCGTCCTTGCCCTTGAAGCTGTAGACGCCCGTCGTGTTGGCCGGATCGAACAACGCCAGTTCGTGGTCGGACAGTTCGCGCCGCGCCTGCATCAGCGCGGTCAGGTCGCCCTGCTCCTTGTGCTTTTGCACGACATCCATTGCGCCGCCGACGACCGAGCCCACGGCCGCGGCCATGCCGGTCGGGGCCTGCACCTGCGTGTTGTTGCGCACCGGTGCCAGCGAGTTGATCTGCGGCACCGTGGGATTCGCGCGCGGAACGATCGCAGCCATCAGGTGTAGTTCCCGTAGTTCGCGCCGGTGTTGACGGTGTTGACGCTGCCGGTGTTGGCGCCACTGAAGCCGCCCGCGGGTTTCGGCGTCGGCGAGTACATGCTGCCCACCTGGCCGATCGTGCGCAGCAGGGTGATGCGGCTCTGCGTCTTGCCCATCCACTTCGCTTGCGCGCCCTCGTTGCGGAAGTTGAGCGCCTGCGACTGGAGCCCCCAGGCTTTACGCGCGCCCTCCATCGCCAGCGCCGACTGCTCCGCGCCGCCCATCTGCGCGGTTTCGCCCAGCAGGTCGAAGCCCGTGCCGGTGCCGGAGTCAACCATGTTCGCGGCCAGCGCCGCCTTTTGCTGGCCGATCAAGTCGCGCGTGCGCCAGGCCGCTTGTTGCTGCTCGCGCGCCGACAGGTTGGCCTCGTCCTTGGCCTGCACGTCGGACAGGCGGGCGTTGTTCTCGTCGATCTGCGCATTCGCGTTGCCGGCGGCCTTCTGCGCGCGGGCCTCCTGCACGCCCGCGACGGCGGTCACGGCCATCGCGATGTAAGGGATTGCGGCCACGTAGCACATGCGGGTCTTTCTCCTAGCCTTGCCGGTAGAACGGTCGAAATAGACGCTTGTCCGGCCCCAGCGGGGCCGGATCAAGCAAGGTGAAACCGAGCCAGCGCAGCCAGCGCTGCGCGGCGGCGTTGCGTTCGTCGACGGAGTTAAACAACAGCGGGAACTGACGCTGCAGCAGATCCACCGCCTCGCGGGACTTGCGCAGCAGCGCCTTCTGCACGCTCAGGCGCTCGAGGTCGGTCGAGCCCACCATCCACGCCACGCCCTGCCCGGCGAGGATCGAGTACGGGGTGGCGCCGAACAGGCACACCGGCACGTCGTCGATCAGGCCGGTGAAGGCGGAGACCGAATAACGCAGCCCCTGCTCCATGCACTGCGCCGGGGTACTGCGCGCCTGCGCCCACAGTTCCTCAACGTCGGCCAGGCGCGCCTTCGCCGCGATGATGTCGATATGCTCGGGCAGCGCCGGCACGATCTCCGCTTTCACCCGGCCACCATCACCTTCGGCACGATCGCGAGGATTTCGCACGGCAGCGGGTCATCGCTGACCACGTGGAACACGCCCTCGTTCTCGCCCCACTGGTTCGACACCAGGCACTTCACCAGCCCGGTCTGCGGCAGCGTCGGCTCGCCCCAGCCTTCAAACTGGCGTTGTGGCACGTCGTCGAGATAGGCGAGATTCGTGCCGACCTTGACGCCGCGGGTGTTGCGCAGCAGCAGCGACACCTCGTAGATCAGCTTTTTCGCGTCGCGGACGTAGCCGCCGGCCGCATTGATCTCCAGCGACTCGATCTGCGCCACATACGGCAGGCCGACGTGCACGACACCGGCCGGCGCGTCGAGCGTCACTTGCCCATTCGTCACGACCTTGCGGCTATGCACCGAGGCATCGGTCAGGATCGCGCACTCGCGGCCTTCCAGGTGCCACAGGTTGGTGATCGTGTCGCGCTCGAACACCCATTCGGACGTAGCCACGTTGCGCAACTGCACCGGGACCGTGCCCACCGGAATCACGTTGACCGCCGTGGCCGAGGAGTACGACGCCACCTGCACGTGCACCTTGTAGGGCACCAGCGCGGTTTCGCCGGTGCCCGGGTTGGTCTCCAGTACCTGCGTCGACAGCAGGAAGCCGTCGCCCACGTCGGACGCCAGGAAGCCCAGCCCCTCGTTGATGCCCGTAACGCTGCTCGCGGTCAGGGTCAGCGTGTCCAGTTCGGTCCAGCCCCCCGCCGTAGAGAGCGCCAGCGTGGTGGCGGTCTCGTTGCGGCCGTCGTAGGTCAGGCCGGCGTCGACATAGAACCAGTCGCGAATGTCATCGACGACGGAGGTCGCCATTTCTTCCAGGTAGGTCTCGGCCACGCCGTTCACGACGCGCTGCGTCAGCACGTACAGCTCGGTCTGCTGCGTGCCCGGCAGGCACACCAGGTCGAGGAAGGTGTCGGTGCCGGTGCCCTGCAGGTCGCGGCCGGTGTCGTGCCAGTGCCAGCCGATCACCTCCTGCTCGGGCATGTAGGTGCAGCCCAGCAGCACACCGTCATCGCGCACCATCGGCAGCACCGACCACGGCGCCGGCATCCATTCCAGACGCAGGATCGTGCGGCCCTCGACCAGGTGATCGGCCCACACCGACAGGTCGGTCGGCCGGTAGCCTTCGTTCTCGTAGCGATAGCCGACGTCGAACACATGCGAGCCCTGCTCGCGTACGAAAATCGCGGTGTCGCCCACGACCTTGGCCTGCAGCCCGCCGGTGCCCAGGTAGCTCTGCGGCTTTACCGCGATGGTTTCCGGGGTGACGACCTGATCCTGGCCGCCGGTCATCACGAACTCGCCGCCCTTGGTGAGCAGCAGCAGTTGATCGAGCGGCACCAGGTCCATGACCGCGTTGACCTGGCGCGCGTTGATGGTGAAGGTCACCGCGTCCGATGCGGTGATCGGGGTCGACTTGCCGAAGTTGGCGTAATCGCCGATCTGCGACCCCCAAATCGTCTGCGGGTCGACCGGCGTGCCGGCGAACCACAGGCGATCGGAGAAGAACTCGACCTCGGTCGGCCAGCCGTAGGCCGTCGACCACGCTCCCAGCGCAAACGCATCGGTGCCGCCGACCGCGTTGGCCGCGTACTGCTTCACCACCACGTTGTTCACACCAACGGGCGGCGCCTCCAGAAAGGTGATGGAGTCCGCAACGTCGTCCACTGACCAACCCTGAGCCATGGTCAGCACTCCATCCGATTTGATTTCACGATATTGGCGCGCGCCGGAATCACGCGCAGGTTCCAAGGAACATGCAGCCCGGACGACACTTTTCCGAGAAGCGGGTGGATGTGATCAACGTGGAACCGGATGCCTGTGCATTCCGTTACACGGCTCGCTATCTCGTAAAAGACGCGGCACGCCTGCCTATCAACCCATTTGGGAGCGCGCTTTCTACGAGCCGCCTCGCTATCGCATTTTGAAATCCTGATGGCTGCACGGTTTCGATCGCGATGGTTCTTTTCATTCAGCTGCGAGCGAGCTGGATTTTCAGACCTCCACTTCCTCGCAAATGCGGCTTTGTACTCGCGAATTTCCGCAATGGTTTTGCGCTGCTTTGGTTCGGTGGTCGTAGCGTTTCTACGCTTCCACTCGTTGCTACGCTCGTTGCAGTCAACGGCATGGCTTGCGTAGTACCTGCGCTGCGCTGCCTTGGCCCTCTCTGGGTGGCGCGCCCTATACGCTGCGGCGCGCTGTGCTGTGGTCTGCGTCATATCAGCGCCTCACGGTAGGTAGTAATTGCCGCGATCGCCCAGGTTCTGGCCGACGTTGCTGCCGCCGCCGGTGCCGTTGCCGCCCGTGGCGGGCTCGACATAGGGGTCTTGGGAGATCGGGGCGCCGCTGATGGTCACGGCGTAGTCGGCTTGCGTCGGGCTGGTGGCGCCGGCCACGGCGAAGGTCTTGGTGACGCCATCGCCGCTGATGGTCCAGGGGCCGACCGCCGGCACCGCCGCCGTGCCCACGCACGAATCGGGGACACGCTGCACCACCACGCCGGTGACCTGCGTGGCGCTGGTATAGCCGGTGATCTTCACGATGCCGAAGCCGCCGTGCACGTATTCCCATTCCACGCCGACGCTGTAGCCGTTCACGCCGTCGTCGCGGATGTCGCCCGGGCCGTCCCACGCACGACCGACTTCATGCAGTGGGCGCGAGTTGCCGGTGATGTTGTACGGGGCGCCAGGCGTGGCCGGCTTGGCTGCGAACGCGGTGGCGCGGTAGACCTTGCCGTCGCTGCGGCGGTAGCTGCCCACGGCGACGTTGCGCGCCAGCGGCTCCCACGGCTTGACCGTGCGCAGTTCCTTTTCCTCCAGGTAGGCCAACCCGCCGACCATCCCCGGATGAAACACCCCGGCGTTGCAGGTGACGGTGACGTTGCCGGTCGCGGCGGAGGCGGCCATGACGACCGCGTTCTCGCCGTTGAGCAGGCGGAACGGACCTAGGCGGAAATTGAACTCGCGCAACTCGAAACTGGTGGTGGTGAGTCGGCGCAGTTCGCGCGGCGCGCGGGAGCCGTGCACCAGGTACAGCACGTCCGCCGATTGCGTGATGCGCACGTCCTGCAGGTCGGCCGTGGTGTACGGGGTGGCGACTTCGACCACCGTGGCCACGGTGCCGCCGCTGGCATAGGCCGCGAACGCGGTGCCGTCGACGCCGGACAGCTGGAAGGTGTTGGCCGTGACCCCGGCGACGGTGTAGACGCCACCGTTCAGGCGGGTCATGCCGCGCACGCCTTCGATGGTGACCTTGGCGCCGTTGGCGTAGCCGTGGGCGTTGCTGGTGATGACGACCGGATTCGCCGCCGTGGCGCCGGTGATCGCCTTTGGGGTTTCGGTCAGGCGCGCACCGTTGACCCAAAACCGGAAGTAGAGATTACCCGCCTCGATCAGGTACTTGATCGAGGTCGAATAGACGAACGGGAAGATGCGCGTGGCGCCGGTGACCTTGCCGCGGAAGCGGAACCCCGGGCGCTTGATGACGCCGCCGGTCGGCCGGGTGATGAACCCCCGGCACTTGCCCAGCCCGATCGGATAGGCGGCAATGTCGACGCGCCCGCGCAAGCCCGGCGACAACTCGCCGCGCGACATCGACGGCTGCGGGAATTTCGCCATCAGTAGCCGCCCCGCGCTGCGATCGACGGTGTGACGGCCGGCGGATCTTCGCTGGCCTGGTTGAGCCCGTGCGCCGCGGCAATCGCGCGTGCCATCTGATAGTTCTGCTCAAGCTGCTGCTGCGCGCGGAACCCCAGCTCGCCCATGATCGCCGGCGCGGTGTAGTGCGCCAGCTTGCAGGCGACGGCCTCGCCGAACGGCACGGGCCAGCGCGAGACGGTTTCGATGCGCGCGGTGTAGATCAGATACGCGGCATCGAGGTCCGTGGCGATCGATGTGTCCTGCGCGCCGTGCGTGACCTCGAAACGGGCGCGGCCGTTGAATTGCACCTGCTGCCACTCGTCCAGGCCGCACGCCCCCAGCGCCGTGATGCCCGCCCGCACGCCCGCCTCCGAACACACGGCCAACGCCGTCACGCAGTCGGATGGGTAGGCGTAACGCTTGCCCCAGCCGGGGAACGGCGCCTGCAGCACTTCCTCCAGCGGCATCGCCTTCAGCGCGAACGGCCAGGAATGCTCGGCCAGCACCAGGTCGAGCACCTGCGGCCAGCAGCGGTTGAAGATGCGCGCGGCCTTGGTGTTCTCGGTGATCGCCGCAATGGCGATGTCCTGCGACTGCTTGAGCAGCGCGAAGTTGCAGATGTCGACCTGGCTGGTCATGGCTTAGTTCTTGTCGATGCCAGAGGGCGTGCCTGCCGCGCCGGCATACACGCGATCCGCATAGACGTCGCCGGGGCCTGAAATGTGCGCAGTGAAGTCGCCGCCGGTCATGCGCTTGAACAGCGTCGGGTTGCCCGCGCTGGTCTGAATGAACACGTCATAGATCGCGTCGGCCGGGATGTTGCCCGAGGCCACGAACACGACCAGGTTGGACGAGGCGCCATCCGCCAGCGACACCACGGACGAGCGCGCCGCAGTCGTGCCGGAGGCGAGAATTTGGGTTGCAGCCATGATTCACTCCCAAAGAAAAGGGGCGCCGGTGAGGGCGCCCCGAAGGTGTTGCTGCTCCACGGGTTACTTGTCGGCCTTCTCGACCTTGGCGACCTTCTCCACCTTGGCGGCAGGCTTGGCCTCCACCTCCTCGGAGAAGATCGACATCGGCTCGGCCGCCTGGTAGGTGTCGCCCGGCCCGAGCAGCCCGCGGCCTTGGACGTAGTGCGGCGGGGCGCCGGCTTTCAGACGAAACGTTTTCATCCCAGTCCCCTATCAGGCGCCCGAGGCGAAGTTCACGCCGTTGGCATAGGCACGGAACTTCTGCCAGTCCTTGGTCAGGAAGGCGTCGAAGTTGCCGGCCGTGAGCGGACCCGCGGCGATGGTGTAGCGCACGCCCAGGTAACGCTCGTAATTGCCCGAGGGCAGGCGGATCGCCGCGACCACCGAGCCGGCCGCGGAGTACGCCGCGAACGCCAGGGCGCCCGTGGTGTAGTGCACCGTGGGCGAGGTGGCCAGGTTGGCCACGCTGTCAGACTCCAGCGTCAGGGTCAGGGTGGCATCGGAGCTGGCGTCGGTGCACGCGGTCTGCGTCAGCACGATGAGGTAGACATCCTCACCGATGCCGAGATCCTTGAGCGTATTGGTCGCGCCCAGGTCGACGACGTTGGTGGAGATAGTGGTGGCGGTCACCGCCTGCGCGTCGGAAAACTCGTTCTTTGCGTCGAGGTACATGGTCAGGGTTTCCTGTGTCAGGGGGTGGGTTTAGGCCACGACCGATTCGGTGTTCAGCAGCGCGTCGACACGACGCACCGGAACCTCCGAGAAGGACAGCGTGGGCTTGCCGCCGACCGCATCGATCGACAGGGTCGAGTTGCTGACCTTGTTCACGACCTGGCGACGCAGGAAGGAGCGGATGGTGCGATTGCAGTAGAAGGCCGGGGTGACACCGGTCAGCGACTGGATGCGCTCCAGCGAGCGAGTCATCAGGTCGATGAGGTCGGCACCGGCGGTCGCACCCTTGGTCAGTGCGGTGACGTCGATGTTCGGGATGCGCACCACATAGCGCCAGTCCTGCACGGCCACGCCGTTACGCCAAACGTACTGGTCCATGTACGCGCGGAAGCGGTTGTTGCTCGCATCGAAGGCATCGCCCTCGCCGAGGTCCTTGTGGGTCAGGCCGGCCTTGCTGCCCTTCGGGTAGATGCCGAACACCTTGGACGGAGCCCAGCCCACCAGCCAGATACTGGTCAGGTTCGAGGCGCCGCCACCGGTGACGATGTTGTCCGCGTTCTCGGCCGACAGCGAGGAGAAGCGCGTGGACAGGCCCAGGAAGCGTTCCGGGGTGACTGCGGTGTCGCCGTAGAACATCGTGGAGGCCATCTGCTGGTTCAACGCCTCGATGAACGCCGCGTTTTCCTGCATGCGGAACGCCGTGGTGTTGCCGTTGAGGTTGGCCAGTTCGCAGTCGACCTCACCGCGGGCTTCGAGCAGGCCACAGGCTTCGTCGATCTGCTCGGTGCGCGACTTGCTGGCCGGGACACCTTGGTTCAGCTTGCGCCAGGCCACATCCGGCAGGCCGGTGCGAACGGTGACGCGGTGGCCGGTCGGGAGGTTGCCCTCGACGAACGGCATATCGGTCAGGATCTCGTTGTCCTGGCCGAGCAGTTCAGCGATCGCGGACGCGGAGCCATCGGGGTCGAGTCGCTTGGCGACATCGAGCAGGGTCAGATTGTCTTGTGCCATTTCGTTCTCCAATAAAAAACCGCCTTGCGGCGGTCGGGGGACTTGCGGGTCAGGGTGGGTTTACTTGGTGCCGCCATACAGGCGGTCGGCCAGGGAACGCTCGCCGCCGGTCGCGGTTTCGCCTCCCATGCCGCGCATGGCACTGCCGCGAGCCAGTCGTCCGATCTCGGCGAACGCCGCCAACGCATCGGGATGGTTGCCCCATCCTTCCGAGTCGAAGGTGTCCAACGTGCCGGGTCGGGTCGTGGCCATGTGCGCCACACCGGCGCGGGCATCGGTCACCAGTTCGTCGTACTTGCCGCCGAACTCGGTTTTGGATTGCTCGCCCCAGGTGGTGATCTGCTCCTGGCGCTTGCCGTCGATCAACGTCTGCAGGACCGAGGCATCCTCGCCACTGGTCTTGCAGAAAGCGTCGATCAACTTCTGCGCCGTCGCTTGCGGCAGGTCCAGCTCCTTGAACAGCGCGACGGTCGACTCGTGACGCTCACCGTCGAGGGCAAAACCCTCGGGCAAGGTGAACGCCTCGTAGCTTTCCGGTGCGCCGGTGGCTGCAGCCTCCTCGTCGGCTTTCGCCGTTTCGGTCGCCTCGCCGGTGGTGCCCGCTTCGCCCTGACCTTCCCCCGCCGTCGTCTCGGTGGACGCGGTGGAGTCCGTTGCAGCAGCTGCGGTCGTGCTGGTGTCCGTCGAGGTTGTCCCCGTCGCATCACCTGCAGTCGTGGTGGTGTCACTCGTTGCCGTTGTCATCCTCGGTTTCCTTCGCGCTATCGCGCGCATTGCGTTTAGCTTCGGCCCGCATCTGCGTCTCGCGCTCCGGGCAGTGATCCCTGATCGCTTCCAGCCACCAGCGGCCCGCGTCCTGCCAGCCGCAGGCGTGCGCCATCGCGGCGGGCTCCAGGCGAAAGGCGGTGTGCTCTACGGCGGCCTCGTCCAGGAAGCGCGCCATGACGCGGCGCATGCCCGGCGTGCCCATCACGTCCTGCAGGTCGGCGCGGAACTGCGCCTCGGCCCGCTTGTCGCGCTGACTCCGCTCGCGCGCCTTCTGCTCGTTGCGTTCCTGCTCGATCAAGACATCGCCCCGGCCAGGCCCTGCAGCGCGCTACCTTCCTGCGGCACGGCCTCGCCCGCGGTCTTGACGGCATCGGCCATCTGCTTGACCGCCGGCGCCATCTGCGCCATCTGCTGCATCTTCGATTGCTGCTCGCGGCCAGCACGACGGGCGGCGACATCCTCGTCACTGCGCACGATGCGGGCCGGCGAACCGGCGCGACTGTGGAACTCGTCGATGGCCTGGTCGAAGTCGATTTTGTCGAGCGCGCCGGGGTCGTTCGGGTTGGCCTGCGCGATCTGCATCGCGAAGCCGATGGTGCGTTCGATCGTGCCCAGGCCCGCGGCCTTCAGCGCCAGCGCCATGACCGAGGTGTACTCGATCACCAGCGGGATGCCGTCCAATGCCTGCGGCACCGGCGGGATGCGGCCGGCACGCTGTAGCGAGGCATAGGTGAGGGTTACGGCCGGGTCCAGCGTCTCCTCGGTCAGCGACTCCAGCGCCGGGCCCAACATGGTCAGCTTTTCCTCTTTGCGCTCGCTGATCTCGTAGGCGGTGCGCGTGCGCTCGTCGAGGAAGTCGAGCATTCGGAACAGGTCGACGAAGAACGCCGCCTCGATCCGGCGCTCGACGCGCTCGATGTCGGCCTGCACCGCCTGCAATCCGCGCGCGTCCGGCGTGTACATCGGCCCGACCTGCTGCTGCGTCTGCATCGGGGTCAGATAGGTCTTGCTCCCCGGGTCCAGGCTGGCGCTGCGGTTGCGCATCGAATCGGGCAACGCCAGCGGGGGCTTGGCGAGCAGGTCGATCAGGCGCAGCTTCTCGCCTTCCAGGTACTGCAACTGCTTGATGTCGCCCAGCGAGTCGAGCGCCGGGCTCGGGCCGTACACGTCGCCGGTGACGTCCCAGCGGCTGCACAGGGCGCGCATTTCGTAATGGCCGCCCATATCGAGGCAGCCGTGCATATCGGCCGCGGCGCCTTCGATCCAATAGACCTGGCGGAACGGACGGAACAGCGGCCCCTGCACGCCCGGCTTCTTGTTCGGGTTGGGCTCGATCAGCGATTGCACCATGTACTTGCTATCGCCGCGGCCATTGGCCAGGGCATCGCGCACCGCCTGCGGCAGGTTGTCCTCGCCAAACTCGCCTTGAATCTGGCTGGCCGTGCGCTCGAACTCGTAGTAGAGCGAGTCGCAGATGCCGCGATTGTCGAAGCCGACCGCGTAGGTGCCGATATTGCGGCTGTACCAGCGCACCACGTCCTTCGGATCTTCGTCGGCGCACAGCGCGCCCACGCCGAACAGGTGGCGCGAGTTGTAGAAGATCGGGAGCGCGGTGTAGAAGTTGGACGAGGCCAGCGTGTCGCGAATCAGCTGGGTGACGTCATCGCACCAGGCGCGCACGTCGGCTTGCTCGCTCACCTGTTTCTGCGCCGCCGGCAGGCCGATCACGAACCACGGCCGCGCCTTGCTGGTGTGGTTGCCCATGAACCCCGAGTTCATCGAACGCAGGGCACGGGTCGCGGTGTTGTTGAGGATCTTGGAACGGCTCGGCAGTCGGCGCGTGCCGGTGCGCTGCTGCAGGTAGCGGCCCGCGTAGGGGTCGACGTACTCGGCCACCGTGCGCCAGTCGGTCTCATACAGCGCACGCTCGGCCATCAGCGCGGCCTTGCGGGTTTGGCAATGCTTACGCAGTGCTGCGTCCATCAGGACCCCAGCGCCGTCTTGGCCGCGCCCGGCTGGGGCGCTGTGTTGCCGGCGAGGATCGTGGCCTGGCGCCCGTAGCTGCCCCGGATGCGGCGGCGCTCACGGTCGCGGGCTTCGAGTGCGGTCTGATCCAGCGCCTCGGGGCTGGCAACGGGCGGCGCCCCGATGGGCTTCACCTTGGGGGGCTTGCTGGTGCACATGGTCAGATCACCCGAAGGGGTTGTAAGGCTCGCCCGCCGTGTTGGCGGGGAGGTAGGAGGCGTTGTCGAACATGCCGCGCACTTCCGCGCCATCGATCACCCGATGCGAGGGCGCGACGTCGAAGGCGAAGGTGAGCGCGAGGGCGTCGCCCAGGTCAGGTGATGCGCCCAGGCGCTCCTTGATCTTGTCTTTGGATTCCAGCGCCATCTTTCCGGCGGCGTTGGCGTAGTCGAACATCGGCGCGCACAGGTCGGCCTTGAGGTCTGGCATATCGGGGAGCGCCCCGCCTTGCTCCAGCCACAGCGCGAGGCCGTGCCACATTTCCGAGCGCTTGTTGAGGTACTTGGCCGCACCCGGCTTGCCACCGAAGTCGACTGCAATCACCGAATGGCCCAGCGACTGCAGCCGATCGATCACGCCATAGCTGGCCGGGCTCGCGTCGATGAACACCGCGTCGGGCTTCCAGCGGGTGATCTCCTCGGCTACGGCACCGGCCAGGGTCATCGTGTCGATGCCCTGCCACACGCGCGGTTTCAGTGCCGCCAGGCCCTGCCGCTTGAAGATCACGCTGCGGTCGCCACCGAAGCGGGCCACGTCGACGCCCATCACCCGCGCCGCAAACTCGTAGTGCTCGGGCTTGTAGGTCCGGGTGCTCGCTTCCTGCGCCAGCGACAACGGGATCAGCGTGTCATCGGTCGAGGCGGAGAAGTCGCACAGCATTTCCTGCCGGAATTGCGCGTCGGTCAGTTCGCGCTTCAGCCGCTCGATCTCGTCGGCGTCCAGCGCGTCCGTCTCGTAGCAGTTCCAGCTGCCGGCGTACCACTCGGCCGGGTTGGCCAGCGCCTTGTAGTACAGGTCGGAAAACAGGTTGACGCCTTTCGGCGTACCGATGAACAGCGCCCAGCCCTTGCGGTCGGCCAGGGCCGGCTGCACGATCTCGCCCCACACCTCGAGCTTCATCTGCGCCGGCTCGTCGAGCACCACGCCGTCGAAGTACAGGCCGCGCAAGGCGTCCGGGTTGTCGGCACCGAATAGGCGGATGCGCGCCCCGTTGGGGAACTCGACCCACAGTTCCGACTCGTTGACCTGCGTGCCCGGGACCTTCAGCGCGTAGTGCTTCAGGTAGTCCCAGGCGATGCCCTTGGCCTGCTTCAGCAGCGGCGCGATGTAGGCATAGCGCCCACGCTCCCGCTCGCAGCGCAGGCCGCGGTCGACCAGTAGCGCGATCGCCTTGACCGTCTTGCCGGCGCGGCGGTGCACCACCTCCACCCCGAACCGCTTGCCCTTCATCCGCCCAAAGGCCTCGACCTGCCAGCGCCGCGGCCGAAACCCCAGGTCGATCTGCTGGTTAGCCGCCATCGAGCCCGCCGTCGACGCCGGTCAGGATCGTGTAACTGACCGCGCCGCCGTGGTTTACGTCCACCTTGTCGCCGTAGCGCTTTGGGTCCCACTTGGACAGCAGCTTCAGGTCGGTATCGATGATCAGCTTGTCGCGCTGCACGTCACCGGTGGAGTCGCCAGCACCGCGGGCCGTCTGACGGACCCGGTAGGCAATGGCCTGCGATCCTTCCTCGCGTGCGCGCGCGATGACCCGAGAAACGGCCTCGTCCTTGTCCATCCAGTTGCGCACCGTGTCGTCGCACAGCTTCAGGTCGGCGCAGATCGAGGTCAGCGGCTCGCCTTCACCCAAACGACGGCCAATCTCCTTCATGCGTTCCGGGGTGCACTTGGACTTGCGGCCGGTCTTGGCCTTACTGGCAGGCTTCGCCCTCCGGGGCTTACCCGGCTCCTTGGTGGCCTTGCGTGGCGCCATGACTCAGGGGCTTGAAGCCCGCTCCGCAGTTAGGGTTGCTTGGCAGGCGCGGGCGTAGGCGTCGAACTCGGCGCCGATTTGAACAAGAGCGCTCGAATCCGCTGCTCGGCGTGCGGCGGCTGCATCAGCAGCTCCGGCGGGGGCGGCAGCCTGGCCGGGGACGGACACACCGCCGCGCCAGTGGTCGCGCAGCTGCAGAGCACCAGACAGCAGGCCAGCAGCCACGTTATCGGCGCGGGTCTTGGCATCGGATAGATCCTCGTAATGCTTGCGGCTCACCGCGATAAAGGCATCGCCCCAGGCGTGCTCAGAAGCGCGGACGCGCTCGACGGCCTTCACGGCCAGCTTCGCCACCTTGGCGGTCTGCTCGGCGTGCTGGCGCTTCAGGGTGCTCACCTCGGCGTCGCCGGCCTGCTTACCGCAGGAGCGGCCGGACAGGAACACGAACGCCAGCAGCAGCCCGCACAGCACCAGCCGGATCGTTTGCCAGTACGGGGCCAGCGGGTTCAAGGGATTCATGCCGGCGCGTCCTCATTGAACGGCGGCGGCTGGATGTTGTGCTCGCGCAATAGGCGAATCAGCATCCAGATATAGGAATCCTGCCGGCGGCTATGCGCTCGCTCGGCGTCCAGCTCGCTCCGGGTTTGTGCCAGGTCGGCGCGGACGCTCAGAATGTCCCTGCGCATCGCGTCGATTTCTTCGCGCAGGCGCGCATACAACGTACCTTCAGCGTCCGCGACAGCCCCCTCGGCCCGAGCTTGGGCCACGGCCGCATCCATTTTTGCCTGGTTCGGCTTGCGCATCTTTAACCAGGTACCAAGGCCTACAACCGCCGGCCCGAGCACTGCCCAAATAGCCGCCCAGTCGAGGTTCATGCCAACGCCTTCCGGGCCAGTTCGTAACGGGTAGCGCGGTCCTCGGCGCCGATCGCGCCGCCGTTTATCCTGCGGGTGATGCCGGTGAAGTCGCCCTTGTCGGCCAGTTCGTTCAAGCCGTGGTCGGACCAGTACGCCGCCGCGGAGAGCGCCGCCCACTTGGGTTCGGCCAGCACTTCGGGCAGCGCCACGAAGTCAGGCACGCCAGCGAGGCGGGACTTCAGCAGGTCGCGCACGCCTTCGTAATTGGCGCGGCCGGTCACTTGAACCAGTCCGCGCCCTCGGTAGCGGTAGCCGTCGCCCGGCTCCTTGTTGCCCATGCGGCCGCCGTAGACGTGATTCCCGATAAGTGCCGGTTGCTGCGCCATCGCCTTCGCGCTCACTTCATCGAACCGGGTCGGCCAGGTGCGCAGCAGGCCCTCGGGCCGGTAGTTCAGGTTTTCCACGCTGCGGGTCAGGCCCTGCGATTCGTGCCCGATCTGCGCCAGGAAGGCGGCAATGCGGGCCGGCGTGGTGATCTCGTACAGCGCGCAGGCATCGGCCAGCGGCTTCGCCCAGGTCAACGCGGATCCGCGCGTGCAGCGCAGCGCCCGCACCAGTAAGTCGGCGGTGATCTGCATGGGCGAGTCTCGTAATAGGGTGCCCGACCGGAGGGGAGCCAGTCGGGCGGTGCTGCGCAGGGGTACGCAGCGGGGCACTCCAGGGGAGGAGTACGAAAAAGCCCCGGCGGGTTAGGCCGGGGCTTAGTTAGTGGTAGTGGGCAGTACGCCCATCGTGGGTAAATCTTTTCCGAAAAAAACGCACCTGTCAAGCGGGCGGGCGCATCGGGGTTCCCTTCCTCGCCGCGGGGCGGAGTTTTCCCCATATCGCATGAGCAATTTCTCCGCGCGCCTCGTCCGCAAAGACGCGCAAATCGAATTGCATGACCTCTGATCCGACGCGCCGAAACGTCGAATACATCAAGATATCCCGGTGCCCGACGGCGGAGTGTCTCGTCTTTTTCATTTGGATGATCCTACGCCGCCAGTGCCATACCGACCAGTGCGCCGCGAATCATCGTGCGCCCGTCCTCGACCATGCCCAAGTATTGCCGCAGATTCGGCAGCTTCACATAGTCGCGGCCGTTGCCGGTGTAGGCCATCAGCAGCAGCGCGGTTTCGTACCGTTCCACCTTGCGCCGGCCGCTGCCGCAGTAGTGCGCCCGCAGCGCGCAGGCGAGCGTCACCTGGTCCCGTGCTATCTCCGAAACCAGCCGTTCGATCTGCAGCGCCATCAGCGACACCTCCAGCGGCTTAAAGCCGGTCGGGCGCGGCGGCATTTCGCCCTTGTGGTCGATCAGCACCTGCAGCATGTTCACCGACTGGTGCCCCAGGTATTCGCAATCGCGGTGCAATGCGAACTCGCGGCCCCACTCCTCCAGCCGGTCGCGGACGTACTCGCCGAACGAATCAATGTTTCCCATCGCTCCCCCTGTTGCTCGTTATGCCTTGGTTTCGCTGGCCGTGACCGCCACCGCCAGCGCCTGCCATGCGTGCGACTTCACCCGGTACAACGGGCCTTGCTTTTTGACGGTGCCAATGGCTTCGGCCTTGCCGCCGTAGCGGTCGATCAGCGCCTGCCGCACGTTGGCGTCCTTCGCCTTCATGCTTCCGCACAGGTGCGACTTGACCTCCTTGCGGTAGACCTCGCGCAGCGGAGACAGCGTGCATTCCAGCGCCTGCGCGAAACGGCCCGTCCACCACACCGTGCGGAACACTTCGGCGCCAACCGGCATCCCGTAGCTGGCGACCATCTCGATCGCCAGTAGGTCGAAAGTGAAGTCGCCGTCCCGCGTGATCAGGTGGATCACTTCCTGGTTGGGAAGGACGCCGCACTCGCCCACGGCTCCAGCGGTGTAGAACGCGAAGCCCGAATGCGTGGTGCCGGGGTCGATGGCGAGGATTCGGGTCATCGGCGCTTCCCCGCCTTCGCATCCCGGTCGGCGGCGTTGAAGCCCAGCAGCCAGGCGTCATATTCCTTTGTGCTGGTGCCGAGCTTGTACGGATTTCCCGTCGTCTTGCCGCCAGCGCGGCGGTGCTGCCGACCCTTGTCCTTGATCTGCTCGAAGCGGCGGCTGTCCATTAGGCGCGAGCCTCCATGCACTTCAGCCGCGAGGCCGGCGACACGACGCCGTTGCCGATGACGTGGTGCAGGTGCGGGTGCGCAGCGATGAAGGCGGCGCTGCAGGGGAAGTGCTCGGGCGTCGCCTGGTCGCGCGTGCCGTGCTCCTTGTTGCGCATCGCCTTGGCCGCGGCGACCTTTTCGGACGTGCGCTGGTCGTGGTCGCGCTGGCGCACTTCCTTGTTCTGCACCAGTCGGAAGCTGCGCGGCACCTTGCCGGCGGCCAGCCGTTCGGCCTTGCGCTTCGCATTGCGGCGGTCGTACAGCGCCCGCTCCCGTGCCCGCTGTACCAGTCGGCGCGCTTCCAGTTCTTCGGCCGATAGGTTCGCCAGTCGCTTCCTGCGCTGCGCTGCGCGGCGCTGGCTGCGCTCGCGCTCGCGCTGGTCACGCTCCGCCGGACTGTCGGCAGGCTTGCGCTTGGCGCGGGGCTCGCGGGCGACGCTGTAACGGCCATTCTCGTCGCAGGCCAGAATCTTGCCGCGGATCATGGTCCAGCAGGCGCCCCACACCACGGCGTATTTCTCGCCCAGCACCTGCTGCAATTCTTCGCAGTTCATCGGCCCCTGCGCCTTGAGCGTGTCGCGAATCAGCGCCGCCCTTCCTGTTTCCGTTTTCATGCGTTTCCCCTGTTGATTTCGGTTTGCGGCGGCTCTTTGGGTGAAAAGACGCTGCGGCTATCGCGCGCCCGATCCTTTGCAACAATCTTTTGGCGACCCGCTATGCACTCTTTCCTTCCGCACGTTGTCCGGCCTCCCTTCACAGCAGACGGCCAAATGAGGAACGACTGTCCGCAAATCGTGCATGAGCAAGAAACGCGCTTGATCTGCGCGGCGCTAGAACAACCCCTTCCGCAGTAGTTTCGGCCCCCTGCGTGGCTGGACTTTCGCCAAAATTGCACGCCGCAGTGATCGCAGGCCAAAAGCACCTTTCCCGCTTGGCGCGCGATTGGCGTTGTATTTGCCCGCTCCTTTGTAGCGACTACGGAGCGCACATCATCGAAAATCGTGCCCGCGTCCTGTCGAATGGTCCCCCTCGCCGTGATGGCGATTCGCGGAGCCTTCATGCCGCCTCCCGGTTTTCTAAAAGCGCGTCCTGATAGCCCAGCAGCACGGCGTCGCTTCCGAACTCCTGGTGGAATGGTTTGCTGCCCTCGTTCAAGCTCGGGCCGTAGTGCTCGCGCATCTCTGCGCCCGTGCAGCCGAACGCGATCACGCTTCGGTGGTGCCATTGGCAGAGCCCGACCGTGGCGAGGTGGCCGATGCGGCGGCCACCACTCAAAAGGTGGTGAACCTCTGGACACCACGACTTAACGCCACGCTGGTGGCAGGCCACACACGGACCTTGCTTGATCGCATCCATGCGCGCGGCCTCGGCCTTCGTCGGCGTGCCTGTGCTGTGCCCTTGGCGCATCCGCTTGGTGCCCGACCGCAGCGGCTTCTTTCTGGTCAGGGGCTTGGTGCGGATCATGCGGCCACTCCTTGAGCGTCGCGCCAGTCGGCGATTACGCGGTAGGCGGTCGCACGCCCAACTTCAAACCGGGCCATGACCTGCTTCGGCGTAGGGTTGCGGGCGCTTGCGAGCCACACCGCCATGCGGAAATACAGTCCGCGCGCCGTCTCGCAATGGAAACGTTCCAGCATTTCCTGCCGGTACTTCGACCCAGACTTCGCTCCTCCTCGCTTCACAGCCGCACCCCCAGCGCGCGGGCGCACTCGACTTCGGACGGACTCAGGTGCAGCGGGTTGGGCGCCGGAATGTTTCCGAACAGCAAGCCCTCCAGCACGTCGCGCGTGGAGCACCCGTACTGTTCGCGCAGGGCTCGCAGCTGCTGGTGCGCGGCGGGGCTCAGTCGCGCCTGCAGCGTCCCGCGCCCGGCTTCGCGCTGGCGTTGCTCATAGTTCTGGCGATACAGGCGCGGGTAGTCGCCCTGCCGGCACGGCGGAAGTTGATTCGGTCGGCTCATGCGTCGGCTCCCGCGGCTTGCGACTTGCGATCACGCATGGCGGCCAGCTCAGCCTCGGCCGCCTCGCGCTGCTCGCGGCTGACGGGCTCGTGCCCCTTGCCCAGCGCGCGCACAGCCTCGGCGATCGAAGTCACGCGCTCCCCAGGCTTCAGGTTGCGCAGGGTTGCCACCAGTTCCGGCGGGTCCGCAGGACGCTCCCCCGCTCCCGTGATGCGCAACTGCGACGACGGCGGCAGCGCTTCTAGGAACTTGCGCGGCGACGGCCAGCTATCGCAGATGCGGGCAAGCGTCGAGAACGCGCCCCGGATGCGCGGCGTGTCGCGGTCCTGCTGCCAGTCGCGGTCGTAGCTGGTCGCATCAATCCATGTGGCCGCCGTGATCTGCACCAAGTCGGAGGCAGGCGTCCGATCCAAGCTCAAGGACATCAGCTTGGTAAGTCCGTCGATGATCTCGTTCGTGTACCAGTCCATGCGATTTCATGCCTTGCAGTGATTTCAGGCCCGTGAGGGTTTTGCTTTCGTACGGCGCGCGCGGCCCCGCCTCGGGCGGCTTTTTCGGCACGTCCTCCCAGCGGTCTTGGTTGATGTAGGTGGAGCCCATCGGGGCGTAGCCGCGGGCCCAGTCCGAATCCGTTGCCACCATCAGGCGGACATGCGCAACCAGTTCATCGAAGCGGGAATCGAGGTTCCGCTTGTGCCATGCCTTTGCCGCATCCTTGCGGCCCTTCTTGTTCGGGTACGTCAGCCAGAAGTCGGCGAAGCGCGAGCGTGCGGCCGGAGGCTGCACAAGCTCCTGCTCTTCGGATGCTTTACGGGTAAAGGACGGATTGGGTGCAGCTGGTGCACCCCGTGCTGTTTTCATTTGCACCCCGTCGAGCGCCATTTGCACCCCGTTCTCTTCGCGGGGTGCATCTGCTGCACCCCGCTCAATAGCGAGGTTGTAGACAGTCGGGCGGCGGTCGTGACGGTCGATGTAGGCCGCTGCAATCGCCTGATTGCCAAGGCGGATTACGCCGTCCTGCTCCAGCGCGGCGAGCTTGTAACGCACAGTGCGTTCGCTCAGGCCGGTCTGCTGCGACATCGTGGAAACGCTCGGGAACGCGGCGGCTCCCTTTTCATTGGCGTAGTTCGCCAGGCACAGCAGCACGTGGCGCGCGGTCGGCTCCTGAACAATCTGCTGCTCGATCGCCCACGCCATCGCTTGGATGCTCACGCTGCCGCCTTCGCCTGCTCGGCCAGCGTCCAGAAATGCTCGCTCTTGCCTTTCGGTCCTTTGCGTAGCGCGGGAAGCTTGGCGAGCCGTTCGCGGCTGGTCAGGTCGGTGATCGCGCGGCGAACCGATGTGATCTCGTAATGGCCGCCCAGCAAGGCGTGAGCCTGCCAAGGGGTCAGCGTGCCGTGACGCCGGAACAGCGCCATGATGGCGGTTTCCTGCTGATTGGCGTCGGCGTGACTGCCAGCCAATGCGGCGCCGGCCTCGCTCGTGGTGTTGTAGTAGCTCATGCGTACCTCCGCTTCTGCGGTTGGTTTCGGTGGGTGACCAGCCGCGCCTGGTGGCGGGCCGCGGCCTCGCGCTCGGCGGAGGTCAGGTGGAAGTCGACGCGGGCCAAGGGCTCACGCTCGGGCGTCGAGGCGGGAAAGGTCACCGGGAGCCAGCCAGAGGCGTTCATGCCAGAGCCCTCCGCGCCAGGGTGCGCAGGGCGTCGTAGTCCTCGCGCGGGATAGTCACGGCCTCGGCCTGCGAGGTGTCCATGACCTGCAGCCCCATCGCGGCGAGGATCGCGGCGACCTCGTGCAGATCCATGCC